AAAAAATGTGGGCAAGATGTGGGCACGGAGTGGGCAAAGACGCCCCGACGACACGCCGACGCGCAGACAGTCCGGAAACGCGAAAAGTGCCCCGCTCCCCCGCAGCGTGTGCGGGTGGAGCGGGGCGCTGTGATGCGATGATGCAAGCTATTCCTGCGTCATGCGCCGGGCTTTGATCGTGCTGGCGCCGATGAGTGCGCCGACGAGGGTGCCTAGGGCGGTCAGGATGGTGACGGTCAGGTCGGTGTCCGTCCAGCCCGCGGCGGTGCCGATGGTCTGCACGCATACGGCCGATGCGGGCAGGGCGATCAGACCCACCCATTTGAGCACGTCGTACACCTTGTCCGGGATGAGCCAGGATGGAGTCGCGTCGGAATCCGCTGTGATGGGATCGCCCGGCGCAAGGGTTTCGAGCCGGACTTCGTTCGCCTTGAGCTTCGCGCTCGTCACCGCATTCGCCTTGATGGTTTCCGATTCAACAGGCTTTACGGTGTTATTCGTGTTCTCGTTTGCTGTTTCGTCAGACATTATGTTCTCCAAATGATGATGGTGTCGAATTGGCGTCCGGCGTCACATGTGATGACGCCGGACGCCATTGATTTCCGTGCTAGTAGCGGAGGACCTCGCCCGGATAGATGAGCGACGGATTGCCGCTCCTGTATCCGGTGAGCTGGGTCCAGCTGATGCCGAGCCGCGCTGCGATGCCGGACAGGGTATCGCCCGAGCGCACGGTGTAGGCGCGGCCGCCGGCGGACTGGTACTGGTAGGCGCCGGTGTAGGTCACGACCTGACCGGGGTAGATCAGGTTCAGGTTCCCGCTGGGCACGCTCCACGAGGACAGCGGCCACGCGTCGTATCGCGCGGCGATGCCGCTCATAGTGTCGCCGCTTTGCACGGTGACCTGCAACGACCCCGTGCCGGACGGACGCTGGCCGCCCGTGGCGGTCTGCTGCGTGGTGCCGCGGCAGACGGTCTCGCCGGCGTAGATCAGTCCGGGGTTGCCGGACGCGTAGCCGGTCCACTCGCCCCACGTGCCGCCGTATCGGGCCGCGATCGCGCTGAGCGAGTCGCCCGGCTGTACCACGACGCACTGGCGTCCGGTGTTCGCGGTCTGCTGGCCCGTGGCACCGGTCGTGGTTTCCGGCAGCGGGGCGGACGGTCGTTTCGCGCCGTCGCCCTGCGCGTATGCGTCCCACTGCCAGCGTTCGCCGCGGAACACGTTCAGGTCGAGATTCCCCGAATATCCGGGGAGACGGCCGGTCGACGTGTACTGGCGCATGGCCTCGCCGTAGGCGCCGTAGTTCCACGGGTTCGACTGGTATCCGGTCGGCAGCATGTTCGCGTACTGGGCTACCCACAGGCCGCACTTGTCCCACACCTGCTGCGGAATCTGCCCGATGGCGGACGCCTGCACGTACACGAGCGGCCACACGCGGGTGCGGTCGTGGATGCGCTGCACGAACTGCAGCACCCAGCCACCGTTGCCCCACGCCGAGTTCTGGTTCGATTCCCAGTCGAGCACGAGCACCGCGCGGCCCACGTAGTCGCCGATCTGCGCGAGGAACCAGTCGGCCTCGGCCGTGGCGTTGTATCCGCCGGCGTAATGGTACAGGCCCAGCGCCTTGCCGGTGTCCATCGCGCCCTGCGCCTGCGCACGCCACGACGGGTTGACGTAGCCGGTGGCCTGAGTCACCTTGACCACGGCCAGATCCGCGTCCACCAGCCTGGTGATGTTCGACGGCTGCCAGCTCGACACATCGATGCCCTGCATATCCGCCACGGCGGTCGCCGGCGAGACGCCGAGCAGCACGGCGACGATAATCGCGAGGATCCGCATCACCAGGCTCGGTTTGCTCTTGTTCTTGATGTCCAATTCCTCTCCTTAACTGTCGGTTGATATGGAAAAGCCCCACCCGATCCGGATGGGGCAAAATTCTGATTGGCCTCTACCAGCGGTCGTCGCCGCCACGCACGAGCGCCCATATGACGATCGCGGCGACCACCATTGCGATGACGATCATCGATGCCTCCTAAGTTCCCTGATGTCCTCGCGAAGTTGCAGGTGCTCGCGTTCGGCGTTGGCGACCCGCTCGTTGACAGTCTTGAACTCGCCGTTCATGTCGTCGCGCAGTCCGTCTATCGCCTGCATGACCCTCTCGTGCTTCTCGTCCATGTCCGCGCGAAGCGGCACCGAATGGTCGTTGGTGATCTCCCACTTGGTCGCGGTCTGCTGGTCGCGCAGTCCTCGGATCTGCCTGGATTGGATGACCGCCACGATGATCGTGGCCAGGCTCGGGATTATCGCGATGAGGATGACCGCCCATAATGGGGTACCGGCTGGAGGGTTCATAAGCTGTCCTTTTGGCGTATGCTCTGAGGTATGAGTGATGTGATATCAGCCGTCAGCGCCGCGGGAAAAATCGTTGATGTCGCGGAAAAGGGTTCCGGAGTTCTCGGGCGTATCGCCGACTATTGGGGATTGGGACGAGCGCTTGACCGACGGTCCCGGGCGAAGGACGTCGACGCGGCCGTTAAGCTATACGAGTCGCTGTACGGAACGGACGCGCCCGACAAGCTGAAGGACCTGCTGTACACGAAGTACATCACGGAGTCCAGAAAGCTGGACAATCTCGTCGAAGTGCTCTCCATCGTCAGCGAGGCGCGCCGCGGAAAGAATAATGCCGGCACCATGCCGCAACAGGATTGGCTCGATGCGTTCGAGGACGGAGCATCGCACGCGTATGAAGATGAAATCCGAACGTTATGGGCACGACTGTTGGACGAAGAGATCACGTCCGCCGGGAGTTTTTCGAAAAGAACACTTGCGACGCTCAAGGGCATGAACGGGATGGAGGCCCGGAAATTACGCATACTTTGCTCATGGAGCGTCGAGATTCAGGACCAGACCGGTCGATGGATACCAGTTCCATTGCTGCAATCTCCGCTCGAATGCGGTGCCGGAGCAAACGGAATACCGCTGAGTGAAATATCCATGCTCGAAGACGCCGGATTGACCACGCAGATGCCAGGTCACGCGCCGGACGTCTACGTGCAGCCAGACTCCGCATGCACTATCCGCATCAATACGATGCCGGCATCGTTGCATAACGAATCCGACCATCTGCTTGTGTATCGACCAACGTACGCGTTCACTTCGATCGGCATCCAATTATCAAGACTATGCATTTTGGGCGACGCGGACACAGATCTCTTATCGATTCTCCAGTCACGACTTGCGCTGCTCGAACAATGACATTTGCTCATTTCCCAATCGCTTCACGTAAATATCGGTTCATACTGGACTGATGAACACATCGGAGCATGGTCCGACGATGCCGGTCCAGCCACCATTGAAGGAAGGCCCATAGGCCGCCGCTGCCGATCACACTGGTGACGATGGCGACGATCATCTCGGTCAATATGGGCCTCCCTTTTGGCTTATGCGGAGCGTGGATCCGGCATGGTCCCGTAGTAGAAGAACGGCAGCGACTGGTCGAACGTGGCTTTGGTTTCGATGAGAGGTTCGCTGAACCGGGTGCCGTTCATGGCCGAGAACCTCACGCCGACCACGCCGTCGGCCGGCGCGTTGAACTCGCAGAACGCCACGCCATCCGCGATCTGAGACGCGGTGATGCTGCCGGCGTTGCCCCAGTCGGTCCGGTACAGCCAGACGAGCGTCCCCGATTGCGGCCACTCGCCCACCGGCTCGCACCTGCACCGGAACACCATCCGCGTACCGGGTTCGAGACCCCTGATGGTCCATTGAGCGTAGCTTTTCGACATGTCGGTGCCGTTGACGGTGATCACGCCGTCAGCCACCTCGATATCCGTGGTCGCCTCGCTGCTCTTCTGATAATGGGAGAACAACGGCGAGGGGAACAGGTTCTTCCTGATGACCAGACTCATGCCCGCCTCCCTTCGGAGACGGGACTAGTCAGCGCGGCAGGGGCATGAGGTCCCAGTACACGTACGCCGTCCGGTCCTCCATGGCCTGGTATCGGTCCCAGTCGTCCTTGGTCATGAGCTTGGGGTTGTCGAACGTGACCGACTGGTTGGCGATCGATGGGCTGTTGAGCACGAGCTGCAACGGCGACTCGTGCACAGGCATAACGAATTCGGTCACGAACGTATACGTCTGTCCAACATGCCCCGCGTAATCGGACCCGACTTTCGCAACCTCCGTCCAGCCTCCGCCCGCTAAGCCGAAGACCGCCAGACAACCATTCCTGAATTTCGTCGCGCCGGACGGAATGAACGTGCCGATCGAGAACACCATGCGCGTCCCGGCGGCCGGCAGACCTGTCAGATTGAGGGCGCACTGCATGCCCGTATCGTCCGCGGACGTCAGAATGAGGAACCGGTGTAAGCTGCCGGTCTCGTAGGTCATGGTCCCGTTGCCCGACTGCACGTGCTTCGCGCCAGACTTGCGGAACAGGGGGTTGGGATAGTACTGGGTGATGCTCGTGAGTCTCATCGGGCACCACCCGCCCGACGAATCCCGTTACGGTCTCGGCATGGTGTCCCAGGCGAAGAACCTGAGCCCCCCCCCCGAGACGGCGGCATCATACGTGGACGCCAGCTCGAACTGGGGTTGCCAGACCTGGACACCGGTCTTGCCGGCCTCGTTCTTCGCCCCGCGGAAGATCAACGCGACCTGGTCGCTCTTCGCGGTGAACCTCAGGACCTGCTCGCTTTGGGACGGCTTGGTGTCCCCGATGCTCGCCAGGCTCACGCCGTTCGTGTTGCCGTCGCGTATCTCGACGATCGGCCCGCGCGCCGGGTTCCCGGACCCGTAGATGATCCCGCATCGAAACACGTACGCGCTTCCGGCGGTCACGGGGATCAGCCAGAAGGCGAACGCGCCCGCATCGCCCTCGTTGACGAGGCTGAAGTTGTGATTGGTCGAACTCCAGTTGATCGACGCCAGATCGGCCTTCTGGTTCGGCTGGCTGCCGGAGGCCACGCACCGCGCGTTCGGGAACAGATTCACCCTCAGGATTTCCTTGGTGGTCATGAGACCACCCCCAAGGCTAGCTCCGCGGGTCGGGCATGGTCGCGTGGTTGAACCACGGGCGCTGCAGCGCTCCGGCCTGCCACGCGACGAGCAACGTGTCCCACGTGGCCGCGTCGAACACACCGAACCGGTGGAACGTGACAGTCTGGTTCGACGCCATCCAGAACGCCACCCATGGGCCGGTAATCCTGTAACAGTGCATGATCCCGGACGACCATATCTCCGACATGCCCTGGAGCATCTTGAACGCCTTGTCTGATTCCCATTCCACGAATACGCGCAGATTGCGTTGGAAGATCGGCGTATTGTCCTCGATCACGATCAGCCCGAGATCCACCAGTTCCCGCTGGACGTAAGGTCGGATATAGCTCTGCCAACCGTCCTCGATAGTCCCGGACGTCACCGTTCCGTCCTCGCCGATGCCGGCCAACCCGGTATGATCCAAACGTCTCATACCCACAGTGGTCGTGATGCTCGTCCAGTTCACCAGTTGCGCCAGCCCGCTCATGCCGCCAACCCCCACACAGAGCGGCGGACAGCACGAGCAGCGAGAGGGCTAGGACGAATACCCCCCCCCCGGTCTCACGCGGCATGGTAGCCCAGTCGAAATACGGCAGCGATTCATCAAAGGTCGACGCCAATTCAAGATTTATTTTGGTGACCATGATAAAACCTCCGATGGTTCTCGGCGGAACAATGCGTACGATTGTGATAGTTTTCAAGGTGAACGGGTCGGACGCCTTGTTGATCGACTGCCCGTCCGCCACGCTGACACTCAATGAGTTGTCATAGCCAGACACTCCATTTTCGCGCGTGTACACGCGCACGTATCCGGTGCCACCCTTAGCGAACACCTCGAAATTCAAACGGTAACGGCCCGGAACGGTGATGATGTCGGCCGCTGGTTGCACATATGGGTCGGCGTGCCGTCCGTCGTAGGTGATCTGGAGATACCGGTTCCCGTTCTCATGGTCCACGGTCTTCACGGTCCCGCCTTGCGAGCTGATCGAGTCGACGTGCCGGAACCGCGGGTCCGGGATCAGATTCGTACGATGAACGTAATCCATGGGTCACTCCTTCCTTATTGGTTTCGGATATGCGAAGGCCCCGCAGCCGATACGGCCTGCGGGGCCTCGAAAAGGATGTGCGCCGGCGGTTACTTGTCGTCGGTCTTCGGGTTGGTCAGGGCGTTCCACACGTCCTTGGGCATGACCTTGAGCACGGCCTTCAACTGGGATTTCAGCAGAGCGTTCTCCTGCTCCAGTCGGCCGATGCGCCCGGTGAGTGCGCCGGTGATGTCCGCGATATTGACCGGAATGCTGTTGATGTCCTTATCCATGGGTTTCTCCTTTATTGCTGGTTGTTGGTTTGGTTGGGGATGAGGTCGTGTTCGAACCGGTCGCGCGCCTTCTCGATACGTCCTGCGGTGATCGGGTCCGCGAGCAGCTTTTCGAGCGCGTCGGCGTCCACGTTCTCGGGCATGGGGATGCTCTGGTCGGGTGGTTCGTCCTCCTCGCTCATGAGCCTCATGGCCATGACGCTGCCAGACGGCAGTCCGAGCAGGCGGCGTGTCTCGGCACGCCCGTCATCGACCAGCGCGAGCGAGACCGGTGCCAGGGCGCGGCGCACGGCCGCCGCACTGGCCTGGTTCAGGTCCAAGAGCCGTTCCCGCTCGCACTGCTCGTACGCACTGGTCCACGCGTTGCGGCTCGTCGCCGGATCGAGGACGCCCGGGTCCGTGGCCTGCAGGATCGCGGCCACCGCCTCCGAGTCCGAGCCCAGTCCGAGCAGGGTCCGCCATGAGGCGACCGCCTCCAGGGGGATCACGTGCACGGCCCACCCCTGCGCGTCTCTCAGGACCAGGCTCCCGTCCTCCACACCAGGTGTCAGCTCCGCCATGACCGTCTCCTTCCTATGCCCTGAGCCATGAGACCACGCTGCAGTACACGTCGCCCGTGTAGTTCGCGGTGCCGGCGTTGAATCCCATGACCTGTCCCTGGCTCGCGCTGCCGGTGTTGCACACGTGCGCGAAGATCGACCCGAACGGCACGTCCGCGTTCGCCACGCCGTTGTACGCGCCGTACTTGGCCGGGTTGCCGAACGTGTACGTGCTGGGACCAGCGGTCTGCCCGTGACCCATGCCGTTGCCCCACCTCCAGTTCAACGCCTGGACTGTGGCTCTTCCCGTCAATCCTCCGAGATAGCCGCCCAGATGGAGGTATCCGGTGTCGATGCACGCCTGCACGCCGACGGACCCGTTCTGGTCGGATGCCTCGATTCCCGCGTATGTGCGCCCGCTGTTGTTGGAGTCGTTGGCCCACGAATACGTCCTCGCGTACCTGCCGCCGGTCCTGTGCGCGAGCATCTGCGCGTACGAGCCGTTGCCACTCCTGTTGTGGGACTCGATCCTCGTGTACCATTCGCGCCGGCTCGTGTCCGCGCTCTGCTCCAGATAGTCGGCCTTCGTGCTCACACGGAACTCGGCTGATTCCGTACCGTTGTTTCGGTACTGGCCAAGGCGCATGAACGCACCGAACCCGGTGCCCGCGCCGCCGGACCCGTCGGTGCGCATGCCTCCGTTCAGGCAGATCGTGCTGATCAGGCCACGGTCGGAGTCCTCGAACTCGGTCCCGATGTACGGGGCGCGCGCGTACGCGCCGTCCGGGACGAACTTGATGCCCACGCCGGTCTGCGTGTTGTCCGGATCGCCCACGATGCTCGTATGGAAGTCCGGGTCGATCAGCACGCGCTTGCCCGACACCGCGGTCTGGAACGTGCCCGTCAGCCAGCTCGTCTCCCCGTCGCCGTCCAAATGCACGGTGTGGTTCCTCGCGGAGTCCCACATGTCCAGATCCGTGCCGGACAGTTCGAACCTCGGATAGTCGGATTCGCTGCTGCGGAACAATGCGCCGGTGATCACGCCGCCGTTGACGGTCGGCGAGGTCAGTCCGCCGTTGCTGATGACCGCCCCATCCGTGGTGATCCTGCCCGTGCTGGCGTCGATGACCGTCTTCGCGTTCCCGGACCCGTCGTAGGCCGCGAGTCCGCTGGACGTGATTTTCACGCCACGGTTCGCGGTTGCGGATGTTTGCAGGATGCCTCCGGTTACGGTTGTTCCGGAGACCGAACCGCCGGAGATGACAGGACCGCTGGTGGTGATCTGTCCGCTTGATGCGTTGATGGTCGTCACCGTTCCGCCTGACGAATTGTAGGCGGTGAGTCCTCCGGACGTGATCTTGATACCGCGGTTCGCTGTGCCTGACGTTTGGATGATTGCGCCGGTGATGGTCATGCCATCAATGGCTCCGGCTGCTATCTTCCCCGCGCTGATCGCGTTGGCCGCTATCTTGTCGGCGGTCACCGCGTTCGCCGCGATCTTCGCGCTCGTGACCGCGTTGGCCGTGATTTTGTCCGCGCTGATCGCGTTCGCGGCGATCTTGTCGCCGGTGATGGTCAGCGCGGCGATCTTCGCGGCGGTCACCGACAGTGCGGCCAGCTTGTCGGTCGTGACC